ATTCGGTGATAACCTTGATATCTTCAATCTGTGAGGCAGAGCGGTTAATCGGTGCACGATTTTCAACAAAGATGATTTTTCCAGAGAATCTATCTACTTCAGGATTCTGTAATGAAGCAATGACTCCCGTTCCAGTGCTGCTCTGGCCCGTGATTGTTTCCGTTGTTATAAAGGTTCCATATCCAGTTTTATCATTTTGATGATAACGAACAACACCAGTTGCACTATCCCACGAATCAAGGTATGCAACGGCTCCACTTGTTCCACCTGTAAAATAATTACCAACCACCAGAGCAGAAGAACCCGTGAGAGTCATGCCTTTCAGAGCCTTTAGCGTTGATGCTGTTGCGACTGTTGTAGTTCCGTAGGTGAATGGATTTTTCACAATTCCCAATTGGCGAAATGAGTTATTAATGATAAAATCAGAACCTTCTGCACCCGTGAGGCTTATGCTCAGGCCGCTATAAAATCCGCCTAATTCCTCAACTGGATTTGATCCATGACCATTTGCAGGAGAGAGAACCGCTCTGACTGTGGCCGCAGTTGTAAAACCACCACCGCTCAATACTACATTTGCAACACTGTAGTTAGATCCAGCATTTGTATTAAAGCCCGAACCAGTTGTTGTAACTGTTACTCCTGTTACAACACCACCAGCAATTGTTGCTGTGGCAAGAGCACCGGTACCATCACCAACTACTGTAACTGTTGGAGCAGTAGCGTATCCTGTACCGCCACTCGTGACAACATAACGATAAATTTTACCTTTAAGAGCTGCAATATTTGCATTTTGATTTGCATATTGCGTTTGATCAGCTTCACTTAGATCTCCAGCAACACCAACAGTCTTCGTCACGGTCGTCACTGAACCAGACGTTGACGATGTTGTGACAACCGGAAGTGTTACTGTTTTGACAGGAACGTAGAAATTAGTAAGGAACTTTACAGCATCCACCGTTGGAACAGTGTACATGTATTTCCAAAGATATCCATCACCCAGCAGAACGGGTGCAACTGTTGCGGTATCTACTGGTTTACTTGTGCTTGTTCCTGCACCAGCCCTAATGCACTTGTAGACCTTATACTCGTCGGTAATAATGTAATATGGTTTCGAATAGATGTCAGGATCTTGATCATCCCATGCAACATATGTGGCCCCCGATACCCATGTGAGTGAAATATCAACATTTGAAACGGAAGCATACCGTGGCATAACATTACTAACATCACCAGCACTAATTTTCTTTAATGCGGACATATTCTGATATGCGTCATTGATTTCAACGACAGTATCTAGAGGTGTGGGTGATTCTGAATCTGCGGTGGTTGCAAGATTGGCTGACCACGCATCTGATTTACCCAGAAATAGATAATAGCTGTTTGCAAGATCCGCGACGGAATCCTTGAAGTTATTTGCGTTGAGCGTACGGAAATGAGAAGTGATAATAGCAGCCATAGTGAGGATCTTTAGGGGATATTAGAGAGAGTAATGAGAGAACCTACGTTACCCCAAGGTATTTGGTTATTTATATCAGTTGAGTCCGCCTGTTCAATCGTATAATTTGCATAAGAGTGCATTTCTGTACCTGGATCAAAGAAATGAGCAATACTCTGGTATCTTTTTACTAACATTTCGGGATGTGCAGAATTAGCCGGAACAATTGGTATTTGATCAAACAGAAGGGTAAAGTGAGTTCCCTTGAATACTGTTGAATCATAAACCGCAGTCATAACGCCAAGTTTATGAGGACTGAGCAGACTAGCACCAGTAAAGATACTCCGAAGATATGCGGTATCAGCGTTCTTCTTTGGAAACGGGATCATTGCCTGAGGAACTACAAAAGACTGATTCCAGACCATCGTGGCAGTGTCAATGGTACCAGCCTCAATTGTACATAACCATGCAGTATTTCGATTCTGGACGGACCCGTGAGGAATAAACACAAATGCTGAAACCAGCTCATCACGAGTATCAGCGTCGGTGGTACGAGTCCATGCTCCGGCGTTTACTTGATAGATGCCATTCTCAGAGGTAGTTGTTTGATTCTTCACTAAAACACGATCTCCCGCAATTACAGCCAGACCGTCAATTGTCTGAGGGCCACTCAAAGTAATATTTGCTGTTGTTGCCGCAACACAACGTTCTTTTCTACTAAATGGCTCGCCGGAAATGCCATCGGTAAGACTCTCGGCAAATCCAACAAAAACCGGTACTGCCAAATCTTCATCTGAAATTAATCCAGGTTGATGAGTATGCATCGAACTATAGATTCGAACATCGTCTCTTCCATCAATGATATCTAAAAGTTTAATGTTTAAATTTTCGAGTGTGAGAGGAACGGTAATACCATTTATTCTCTGATAGCCAGATAACCACAGATCTAAGTCCTGAATAATGTCAACCGGAAAGGCATTTACGTTTTCAATAAAGATAACGATCTGACCAAAGAAGATAAATCCAGCAGGGTGTACTAAACGATTAAATTCATTTTTCCAGGTATCCGTGTTATTGCCCGTCTGAATCACGTAAGAAAATTGTTGATAAAAATACGAATCCTGAAGCTTTATGGTGTCCGAAAGAAATCCTTTGTTATCGACATAACCGCCCGAAGAATATCCCGTAAGCGTATTGCCGCTATAGTTTGGCCTCAACGCATTTGGATCCCAATTACCTGAAGATGGTATCAGCATATCCTCACGAGGGTAATATATCTGTACATTATCCTGAAAGAGGATTTTAAAAAATAAACGAATGGAATCAACCGAACCTCTTACGGAATAATACTGGAGTAAGCTTTTGTATAGTTTTACCTTGTCAATCTGTACGTTTTTAGGAATTGCAGCAGCAATTTCTTTTTGTAAAAGTGTCAAATATTTTTCGTCGACAAGGTCAATATCACGAGCATTGTTAATCGAATTAATCTCATAACTTGGATTCCCGGACAAATTCATGTAGTCGTAATAACTCTTCAGCAACTCAATGAGTGCTGCTGACTTATCGCGTAGACCCGAAGGAATTAAAGATTCTACGCGAGAAGTCTCTTTTCTTTTCCGACGAGTGCTAGCAAGAGTTTCGATTGAATACGCCATATAAAATATTACCGATGACGTGACGTTGTTGTATAGACCACAGCGCCAGAAGAGCCCGCAACCGCAATCGTATCATTTTCACCCACCACAACGACTTCTTGCAAATCAATTGAAAGAAGCTGGTTTCTTTTTGGAGCAATGTCATTTGAGTTCGGAACCACAGTAAACCGAATTGGCGTAGTCGTATCTGTTATAAACCCAGAAATCGTAATATTGCCTGTTGCTGCATATAACATTCCGACTTCCTTCACTTTTTCCACAGCTCCGTTCACAAGTTTGCACATGAAGATTTTTCTATCGTATGATCCTTCAACCACAAAATCTCTAAAATAATGTTCAATGCCACCCACCAAAAAGGCATTTGTTGAGAGTACAAATGAATCAGAAGAACTCTGATAAATCGGACCTGAAAAATTTAAATCAAAGTAATTGTTATTTGTATTGGATGGAGTGGCTTCTTTATACATGTAGACACGAATCGTAGAATTCAGAATTGAAGGTTCCGAAGTATCAATTTGTCTTAAGAGTTTTGAATGACGAAACACTCCATCGAATTTTAAAAGATCGTCATTGTTATACGCAATTATTGCTTCGCGTACTATTGTCTGCAATTCAACAAGAGCTCTATCTGTTAGATTGCCATTGTATTTAAAAAATACATCCAGCTCGAGGTAGGTATATTCTGGATCAACTAGAATAGGAGTGATCGAAACGACGTTTTTACCCGCAAGAACAGAAGATAAAATTGTAGTTTTCTCAGCGGTTGTAAGAGTTTCAGCTCCAATGGGTTTTACAGAAATATAAACCTTTCCGAAATTTGGAACAATATCATCTTCTCCACCCCATACTGAAATTGCCTCAACGTTTGCTACATTCTTTAAGATGATTGCACGATAGTCATCCGCCGTGACTGCGCGGTTCTGTGCAGTAAAGGTAAGAGGTGCATTATAGCGAATTGATTCAATTGATTCACGTACTCCTCCACCATATGAGTCTACGGCAACAGTCACCGCAATATTGCTATAGCCCGAGATGGTATCAACGGAAGTAAATAGATTGGCTCCGTCTGCAACTGTTCCATCTGTATAGACGTATTCGATCTCGACAATGTTATTTGCGGTTGGCATCTTGCCCAGAATACCGTCTCCAAAGTAAATCTCATAGAGTCCCTGAGGAGTTTCCTGTAAGTAATAAATCTGAGAATTCTCGTTGATATTTACGAGTGATGTAAATTGCGTATAGATTGAATATGAATCGGATTCAGTGTTCGCCTTTAATCTGACGCGCATTGTACTTGTATCAATATTTGCATCTGGAATTTCAAATTTCTGATTTCCAAGTGAGGTATCAACTCGATAGATCATTCTCTTGAGCGTACCCTGACGAACAGGAATATTTGTAAAAGTGTATTTACCTCCATTTATTGGTTCAACATGCGATTCAAGAGCAACAAAGTAATAGCGAACTTGATCCACAACAGTAGAAAACCGAGTTCCGCGTAGGATTGTTGCCTGATTTGCAACTGTAGATCCTGGAGTGACTACAACATTAATAACTGCCTTTGATGATGCCAATGATCTTGGAACATATCCTAATAGCTTTGCATGAGAGACTACATTTCCACGAATCTGTGCTGAATCTAAAAACGTCTCATTCAAAGAGAGATGCGCCACCATTGCATTATAGTGAGTATTATATGCGAGCACATCAAGAAGAACGGAAAGACCCGAGCCATTAAAATCCCAATCATTGTATTTTGATTGTGACCGAAAGTGGGCTTTGATTGAATCCTTGATTGCGGCAAAATCAAGTTCGGAGACGTTGAATGAAGACATATGGCAAAAATTAAATTAGCGGAGACGCGAGAGATAAAGCGTGATATCTACTTCAATGTTTTGGGATATCACTCGAAATGATAAATTTACGTGATATCTGTTTCTGTCCGAATCATCTATCACCTCCGCAATAATTGAATCGATTCGAGGTTCATTTTTTTGAAGAACTTCAAGAATTGATTGTTTTAAACGGATGATTGTAATGATATCAGCAGGTTCAAACAGAATGTTACTTAAATTTGATCCTAGATTTGGCCGAAATGGGCGTTCATGAAAATTAGTGAATATCAAATTTTTGACTGCATTAATAACAGCGTCAGTATCTGTTAAAGGCATAATATCATGAAAAATAGGATGGAGAGTCAATGACAGATCCAGGTCAGAATACAGACGCTTGCTCGAAACGACGGATGCTTTCTGACCCGATGTGTTATAATCCGAGAAGGTTTGAACAGAATTTGCCATGAAGAGTGTAGCCTATTTATATGAATTGTCTAGACTCTAGGTTTATTGGCCTCTGCGCCATTAGCACTTGCAACTGCCGGAGTTACTTCTGTGGTTAATGTTGCTGATGCTGCTGCAGTTGCTGCTGAATCTGCTTCAAGTTCCGCCGCCGAAGCTTTTGCAAAATCAAGAGCAGCTCCAGCATTCGACAGAAGCGATCCTGGAGACTGTACTAATTGCGTGAAGGCATATGCCTTCTTCACCTGAAGAAAAATGCCTGTTTGTGGTATTGCTGGAATAATGCTATCCAGCGTCGGCAGTTTTATATTTCGACAGTCTAATTTGGCCAACTTGTCTTGTATTGCAGTGAGTAGTTTTGTAAAAGCAGCAACCGTCCTCATGTATAATTCTACCAGTGCTATATACTTGGCATATGCTCCGCCAGCAATCTTTTTTGCCCATTTAATTAGTTTTTTAAGACTCGTTGGGGGAATTGCGAGCTCGGCCTGACGCGCAAGTTCTTCTAACATTGTTTCAAGCTGTAGTTTAATCATCGCCTGAATGTCTTTTATGAGTTCCTCGAGTGCACTGCAATCTGGAATTTCTACAATTTTATCGGCCAATTTGTTAATCTGATCAATTGGATCATTTGATGCGTTTGTCATAATTTATGTTTCCTATATTGGTGTAATTCCGGTAATGATGCCGTTCGTAATTTGAACAACACTGTTACCGCATGTCACAGTTCCAGATGCGCCATTTCCGCATCTGACAGATCCATTTAGATCTATTGTTGCATAGTTTAAATTGATTCCATTGGATGTGAGACTCACAATTGTTCCATCCGTATTGTTTGCGGCTAAATTTCCATTCGATTTAAGTTTATTAGTGTGAGTATTTGCAATTGTTTTTGATGAATTTATACCTCGCTCAGCATCAATGTGATCGGACTGCGCTATCTTTGATTGGCGATGACCGTGAATATATTCGGTTTTATCTCCCCGCACCTCGAGATGATAATTTCCTCCAACGTACTGCCTGAGATTGCCATCAATTGTCATGTTAACATTACCTTTGCCTCCGCCATCAGTTGACGAAGCTCTTACGTGTATGTAATCATCACCAATAATTACTGTTTGATTAGATCCAACGACCGTTGTTATTTTATTTCCCTTCTTATCAATTTCTGTATATGTTCCTGATTTATGATAATCAAGTAATCGTTCATGGCCCGGTGTATCATCAACTTCAAAAACATGGCCCGATTCACTTTTAAAAACGTGATTTTTAGGATATTCTGGTTTTACAGTATCACCGATATTCCAATTGGTCATTTTGTATGCTTCTGGTTCTGACGCCTGTCCCGTCATGGGAGGACGCTGAGCAACTGGAATGTCTGTGCCTAAATATTTTTCTCTGGACTTATACGCCTCAGATTCGGCAAATTTAGTTCTGGCCTCAAGCGGAATATCAGGAGTTCCTAATTTAGCTGGAAGAGGATACTTTCCGGCGGGATCAGAAAACCCCTTTGTTTTATCCGGCTGTTGTTCCGTCATTGATGGAATTGTACCAAGAACAATTGGATCTTGAGCAGATGGTCCGTCGCGGAAGAAACCAATTACCCAAGAACCGGGCAGTACTCCTGTTGCGGACATTCCAATTCCAGACATTGATGCAGAATTTACAGGAGTCATAACTGAAGCCCAGGGTAGGTTTTCTGTTTTAATGAGACCCCGATCATCTGTATGATAACCAATGCAACGAACTCTTATGCGTCCCATCTGCAAAGGATCATTCACATCTTCCACGACACCGGTGAACCAGGAGAAGACGCCACCTATAAAACTATCTGGGGAGTAACTCATACACTTAAAACATCCATCGAATATGCATCGGTATTTGCACGAACCTCGCAATAATATTGTTGTTCAAATTTATGAACGACCGAAGTGATTAAATAGTATCCGCTAAACATTGCCTGATTCTCAACGATCTCCTTTTTATTTGGATCTTTTGTTGGCTTAAAGGTTGATCTTAATAACAATTTGACAATTTTACCCGAATGAAAATCAAGGTCACCCGTAATAGTAAAGTCATGGGATATAAATTGCATGTTTTCGTTCACTGAATTTGCAATATTTATAAATTTATTTTTTGTTGCACTATGGTAATTGTTACTGGTTCCAAGTGATTTTTCGTTTAACGAAATGTAATTGATATTGGCATTACTAAAATCTGAAAGTGCTGATCCAATTCCAGTTTCGAATAACTTTTCCTGTGCATTAATAATTTTACCATCGAATCCGGATGTAGCTTCATTTATTTTATTAAACGGTTCGCGTGTTTCCGGAGTAAATGAATCGGAAAGCGAAGAATTTGCTCCAATTTTTGCCATCTTTGGAAATTCTACACGATAATCAAAATCAAGAGTTTCAATTTTTTTTGACGAAATATTTACATAAACAGATTTTGAAGCATAGGCTCCATTTATACTAGACAAATATTTTGATATTCCGACGTTTGAAGCCAGATTTAAAATGCGGCCCTTTCTCTGATTAAAATCTTCAGTGGTTCCAACCTTGTACTGAAAGAACTGTCCATCAGTATATTCATTAATATTATTCTCTTTGGCTTTTGCATTAATATCCATATGCGATTCGATATGAATTTTTCCATCAAGCGTTTCATAGCAATACCATGGGCTTCCATGAGAATCATAGCAGCGGCGAAGGACCCACATAATAGCGTCTATTGGGTTTAAATTTGGAACAATAAATGAAACTAACGGTGAAGACTGTTTACTCTGAACAATATCTAATGTATTTACTTTTAAATCCTCGGTTAACGTAGTCTTAATAAAATCAGCCATAGTGCCACTAAATGCCCGTGAAATCTTTTTAAGTTTTGATAGGTAAATATGTCGAGATACTCCCTTTATAGTATAAACCTGAATTCTATTCTCCATTTTTCCATAGAGCGGATATTCAGTAACAAAAAACATTCTACTTATTGTTTTAGGCTTTTGATTAGCATCGTCTAGCTGACTACCCTGTGTTAAATTTACTGTAATGGTTTCTTGGCCTGTTAATTCGCCAATTTCGAAAAAATTAATAGAATCTTTTATACTAATTGAAAGAATCAATCCTGCATGATATATGCTCTCGGTAATTGAAAAATCAGTTTGCATTGAAGTCAAATCATATGTTTGACCATAATGATTTTCAAGAACAATACTTGTAATTCGATATGCTTCCGGAACGTGAAGTTCGTTAGCATCTCTTTTTTCTAAATTTGCCGTCTTACTCATGAGGCATTTTTATTAATTAAACTGTAGTACAGCTGAACAAACTTATAGATGTAATTAGGATGGATGATTCGAATCTTTGATCTTTGTTCATTTACTTCAATTTCATATGCTCGGTTTGAAACTGCAGTAAGATCCGCATCGCCTGTTCCAACTTGATTTCCTGGGCCGACATCATTGATTCCTTGTTCATCAACATGCACACTATTATAGGATATTAATCCCTCACTATTTAAATAGTGATGCGGGGCATCCGGAGAACTATAAACTTTATATGATGTAATTTTATCACCTGAATTCTGGCCAGTAATGATTTCGGTATCCTGGAACAACCTCTCAACCTGAGTAATTGATACATGCGCTCTGGAGCATTTTGACGTGGCTCCAATGAGAGAAAGACCTGCCGTAAAACCCCCAGATACGTATCCAACCATGAGACTTGTTTGTGATTCAACTTCAAAAATAAGAGCGGATCGAATTGTTCCGTTTGGCAGAGTCATAGAAATACTTTCTCCCACAGTATATGTGGGATGAGCAGTTCCAGTTCCAGTTCCAATTCCAGTTGCTGTAAAAACAGAGCCAACAGTGTTTATTACTGCCCCTGGAAATGTTGTATTCCCAACTGTTACAATTTTATAATTTGCCCCTATAACGAAGGAACCCGCAGTTACTGCAACAGGTGCAGCAACAGTCAGGCGAAATTGAGCAAGAGTAACTGCCTGAAGCTGACTTTGTTGGATATTTTTACTTATTACAATCCCGCGTGCACTAGAGGTACTTCCAAAAATCGTTTCACCAAACAGAAATCGATTGGCTAAAGAATTTGGTTGGTCAAAAATTAAGCCATCGCCGGTTCGAGATATGTATGGACGAGTTTCAATTATAATTCCTGGATATTCCTCCGCAATATATTCAATTAATTCTTGGTCTGGCATTGGCCAACCTGAGATTCCATTCTTTAGATGTTCGTTTATCAGAAAAAACACCCAGTAATATTCCGATGTACCATAAAGCGAATTAGATACAATGTCTGGACGTTCACCGTCTCTAATCTGATAATTAATATACGTTGTAATCTCATCGAAATATTGTTCATTCGCCTTTACAAATCTAAACAAATCGACGATATTTGTATCGATGCCGTTAGAATCAAAATCGTATGGTATCTTAGGGAACTGTTGAAAGAATGGCATGAGAATAAATTAGGATTTTCTTCCTTCGGACAATTTTTCAATATCCGCAAGAGTAAGCGCTCTGGTTTCTTCGAATGTTAACTGAACATCTGTTTCGACTGGATGTCCATCCGCGTGAAACATATTACCGCTACTGTTATACACCGAGCTCATTCCTGTAAGGTAACAGTCATATATCCCTGGAAGTTTTGTATTTTCTGAAGCCGTGGATCCATCGTAAAAATGTATATTCCATATTGGAGGATATGTTAAAATTAAATCATTTCCCATCGGATACATATTTTGCCGAAATCTTTTTATAATTTCAGTAATTGCATCTGCTTCTTTTTTATCCTTTGGCATCATTTTAAATGAAAACTGAAACTGTCTTATTGTACTATTCTGAAATGCCGTATTTGTATTTGGAGCAACAACCTGACGAGAACCAAAATCTATAAAATTGCTAACATTGTCAAATCCTGTAATTTTAGCCGCAAGTGATGCAACTGCAGCACCATTTGCGCTTCTCATTTTATTCATCAGTGTTCCGGCAGCAGCACCAATTGCTCCGCCAGCTCCAGACATAAATCCACCTTCATTCACGGCTGCCGTTGTTGCTTTTGCGATTGTGGAACCAATAATTCCAAGATCAATGGCGGAATACTGCATATTGTCCGAAAAGGAAATACCTGGAGGAATTGGAAGATAGATAGATCTTTCTCCAGAAGCACCCTTTCGGGCAACAAAACCTATAAAGGGAAGCGCGCGAGCGGTAGTAGTAAGGTTAGATGGAAATAGAAGAGGTGGTTCTGATCTTGTCCATATCTTTGGGTCGCCCGCATATTCTGAAATTGATGTTCCATTCTGTTGTCGAAGCGTCACCCCGTCAGTATTCTGTCGTTCTGTTAATGCGGCAGGTGACGCGGTGTTTGGTGGGTCACCTGCTATATTGCCTTCATTTTCGTAACTACGGTCATCATTACGATTAATCTTAGACTCATTAACACTTGGAGGCGGTGCCTCTGCAATTATAGGGGCCGTTTGCGCAGCTTTTATGGCCGCAGTTTTGTTTACCATCGCCTGAGTATTGCTTGTTGCATCTGCAATATTTTCAAAGAAGTTACCCAGGGATTTGACCAGAGCTCCAGCAGGATCCGATGGATTCGTGGTACTAACTGGCATGAAATACAAGCCTGGCATTAGAGTGCACTCCTAACTTTAAATTTGGTTTGCATAAATAGCATTTTAACTATTTATATGGCATACCGAGGTCGATTCAGCCCAAAGAACCCAAGTAAGTACAGAGGTGACGTGATTGGCATTGTCTATCGCTCGCTCTGGGAACGACAACTTTTTCGGTGGTTAGACGAACAATCTTTTGTTGCATCATGGTCATCCGAGGAGGTTGTAATACCATACCGATGCAAAACGGATGGTCGAATTCATAGGTACTTTGTGGATGTCAAGTTTGAATTTACGGATGGTCGCATTATGTTAATTGAGGTGAAACCGTCAAAGGAAGTGAGTCCGCCAAAGAATACTGGAAGAAAGACTCGTAGATACATCACAGAGGTTATGACGTATGCAAAGAATATCTCAAAATGGGAGGCGGCCACTGAATATGCTGCGGATCGGGGATGGATCTTTGAAATCTGGGATGAAAACATGTTAAGGAAACTGGGTATGAAGATCCTTTAGGATTGTGATATAAATAGATGATCTATGGCAGTCTCACTCTTCACTACTCTCGAAAAAGAGTTCACCACGACGGGATTCGAAAAGCGTTCCGCCCAGGCTCGAGCCTGGTTCACTGAAAGAGTTAAAGAACTGAATGGTAGAATTAATAGAGTTAAACTGTTAAAAGATGAAAATTTAACAGTTCGATCGATGCCAATATGGGGATCAATGTACATGTTTGCATATGATCCCAAGCTAAAGAAAGAATTACCCTATTACGACCGTTTTCCTTTAGTATTAGTCATTCAGCCAGCAGAAGGCGGGTTTCTGGGTCTCAATCTTCACTATCTACATCCAAAAATCCGTGCAAAGTTTCTGGACAAATTGATGGGAACAATCTCGGATGATAAACTCACAGAGAAAACTCGTTTAAAGGTTCGTTATAGCCTCCTTGCTTCGGCAAAGAGACTTCGTGAATTTGCGCCATGTTTAAAGCATTACCTCAAGAGCCACATGAAAACCCGAGCTTCCCAGGTGTTTGCTCCGGAATGGGAGACGGCAATATTTCTTCCAACCGAACACTTTAAAGGTGCCACGAAGAATAAGGTATGGCTCGAATCACGCAAACAATTTCAGAAAATTTGATCTAAATGGCAACACTAGTCGACAATATTCTTGGATCCAAAATCGGTAACGCCATTCTTGGTAACTCGATTGACAATTTAAAGACCTCGCTCATTAAACATGGGGGAGTTGCTCATGAAAATCGGTTCACTGTAAATTTTTCTCCGCCAAAACAGTCCTTGTTTAATTTAGATCTACGTAATATTGTCACATCCGCTCTTTCTGGGACATTTAATGCAAAGAATCTGATTAACGATTACAGAGACATTACAATCCTGTGCGAATCCTGCTCATTGCCCGGAAGACAAATCATGACTTTGGATTATCAGTTAGAAAAACACGCGGTAAAGCGGCCCTACAGTTTCTTTAACGAAGAGGTCAATTTTACCTTTATTCTCACTGGCGATTATTACATGAAGAAAATTTTTGATAAGTGGTCTGAAGAAATCATGGGATTTAATAATTATCGTCTTAACTACATTAAAGACTTTGCAGTTGACGTTACAATAACCCAGTTAAATAAGAAAAATCTTCCCATCTATACTGTGGTCTTGCACAACGCATATCCAGTTACATTTAATTCAATTGTACTTGACAACACCGCGGAAAATTCAGTTCAAAAGTTTTCCGTGACCATGGCCTACGAAAACTTCTTCGTGGACAAAGTTCCTACAAGCAAAAACGCAAGCGTAACACTTGGACCTCTTAAGGTTTTAGAACTTGGAGTGTAAAAATTTTACATTTTATAATACTTTTCGATTGATTAACAACTAAATCATACCTATATGCCACTACCGATTATTGAAACACCGAAATATGAAACAAAGCTTCCTTCCACCGGAAAGAAGGTTTTTTACCGTCCATATCTCGTCAAAGAAGAAAAGATGCTCATGATTGCACTTGAGTCTGCTGATTCAAAGCAGATCATGCAGGCAGTCAAAGATACGATTTCAGCATGCACATACAATAAGGTGGATCCGGGTGAACTACCTATTTTTGATCTGGAGTATATGTTTCTTCGGCTTCGGGCAAAATCTGTGGGAGAAATCTCGAAGCTCAATCTAAAATGTACCAGCTGTGAAAAGAACACTCGTGTTGATGTAAATTTAGATGAAATTAAGATTGATGTAAAGAATCTTCCTTCTAACACAATTCAACTGACTGACACAATTGGAATCACAATGAATTGGCCCAAAGTTGATTTAGTTGCTGAGTTTAGTGGTGAAGGTGATCTGGAGAAACAGAATAAAGCAGAATTGGCTTTTAATATCATTGCTGGATGTATTGAATCTATCTTTGATAGCAAGAGGGTCTATCCCGCAAAGGATCAAACCAAAGCAGAATTACACGAATTCCTCGAGTCATTGAATCAGAATCAATTCAAAAAGATTCAAGAATTCATTGAGGCTATGCCAAAATTAGAACATAATGTTGAGTTTGAATGCGCACATTGCAAGACTAAAAATTCTGTACTCATCAAGGGTATTCAAAGTTTTTTCTCATCGCCCTCTCCCACGACAGTTTGATGAATCATTATCAGACTAATTTCGCCCTTATGCAACATCACAAATACAGTCTATCAGAATTAGAACTGATGTTGCCGTGGGAGAGGGAAATCTACGTAGCGCTCTTAGTGGATCATGTCAAAGAGGAGAACGAAAAGGCTAGGAAGAGAACTACATCTAAGTAAAGAAACATACCATCATGGCTGAAGCAAAAGACAAAAACGAAACATTCAAGAATATCCTCCTTGAGCTCATGGTCTCGAATGAGACTCTTGATAAGATTAATGCGAACACACTCAATGCCTCTGAGATGGGACTTGAGGCTGCCGCTAGTCTTGAATCATTAGTCGCAAATCAGTCATTAAGCAACTCAGGAGGATCTGCAGCCAACGAGGGCGGTTCTCAGCCGCAGATGGAGTTTCTGACTGAGGGTATGATTTCTATTTTAAATCTTATTGCAACAGATTCGCTCAGAACAGTGGTTGCGTTAAATGCTATAAGCCAGTTAATGAGCGACACGTTTGAACTGAACAAATCTGAGGCTTTAAAAAACGAGGAAGCTCGGCGCGAGGCTGAAAAGAATAAAAACCGAAATGCTGTGGCTGACGTAATTGAAACTCCAGAAATGGAAAGCAGCTTTGGAATAATGGGAACTCTTGCTGCAATTGCTGGACTTGTAGTTGGATTTGTTACTGGAGTCGTCAGTGCTTTAGTGAGTACCTTTACAAAGGTCATGACAGCAATTGGTAAATTCTTAAAATTGGATGTTCTTCTTGCTAAAATTGGTCTGAGTTCGGCTAAAATTGCTGAGTTTTTTAAGCCATTAACTGACGGTTTTAAAAAGATATCCACGAATATAAGTGAGGCATTTACATTTGTAAAAACTGCCATTTCAGAATCATCCTTGGTCAAAAATATCAAAAAATTCTTTGAACCATTAAAAGATCTATTTGCATTCTTCTCAAAGGAAGGATCAATCATTAGCAAAATTACTAGTCTGGGTGGAAAGGTGAGTTCTTGGTTTTCAAAATTAACAGAAATATTTGGTCTATTCTTCCGAGTTGGAAAGGTATTCGGTAAGCTTTTTGGATATGTTGGAATTGCAATATCAGTATTCGAATCAATCAGCAAGGCCTTTGAAGTCTTCCAAAAGACTGGCGATATTGGTGCCGCGCTTGAAGTTGGAGTTGTCGGTTTCATAAATGCCTTTACAGGAGAAATCCTAGATCTATTAAAGGATGCTGTCTCCTGGATCGCAGGTGCACTTGGATTTAAAGATGTAGAAAAGTTCCTTGATTCATTTAGCTTTACTGACATTATTGCGGAATTATTTCATCGGTTCATTAAAGCGGGCAGGGATATGTTTGAGAAATTCTTTCAAAATTTTGTCGACATATTTGACGATATTTCGACAAAATTCAACGAAGGGGATATTATCGGAGGTATTGCAGAAATTTTTAGGGGGTTTTTAAAAACTGCGGCAACGCTCCTTCTAGATATACCAAAAAACCTTTTGGCCAGTGCTGCGGAAGGTCTTGGTTTTGCTTCATTTGCAAAAGATGTAAGAGATTTTAGTTTTTCTTCATTGTTCGGCGGCACAAACACAAAAACTGGAGGAGACGTTCAGACAGATACGAAAAGTATTACTGCTGCAGCGGGCGACACAACGGCAGCAAAGGCAGCAGCAAAGGTTCTTGAGAAAACAAAAGATCAGCAGAAAGGCGCGGCTGGGGAAAGCGCAGAAGAAAGCAATCCTCTTGTGAATCT